CGACATCTTCACGCCTGCTACCACCCGCTCTTCTGCGCTGTTTACGTTGCGTTTGCAGACATCACAGAAGGCTTCCATTGTTTTCACCCCACTTTCTCTCTTACTTCTTCACGGATTTGTTCGATGGCGTCTGGATAACGCGAAAGGATTTCATCCCGCAACTCCTTTGCTTCTTTTTCGGTGTCGCAGTAAAAGGTGTATACCAGCGGAACGAACCTTTCGTTTTCATCAAAGATGCCTTCTTCAGCCCTGACGGAAACTGCCTTTGCCGTCGTTGGCAGTTGCCTGTTGATGTGGATTTCAAGAACGAAACGCCTTTCCATTTCCGTTCCCCTTTGTGTTGGTCTTTCGTTTACTTAGACGCATCTTTTAATAAAAAAGTTCCCCGTTAAGGGGAACCTTTCTGAAAAAATTGTGAAAAATCTACAAACCCAAAAGCCGAATGATTTCGGTTCTAATGGCTTCTTCTACGGCTTCCACCAACTCTTCATCAACATGAAGGGTTTCGGCAATCTTCTTTCGTTGTGAAGCAGGAAGCCGTAGTGCCCTTTCTTCCATCCATTTGCGTAGCTGACGCTTGAAAAGCTTTTCAAGCATTTTCATCACCGTCCTTAGGAGCCAATAGGTTTCCGCGTATTTTCTTTTCCAGCATATTTAGGACGTCCGTTCCGCTGTAGCCCAACAGCGCAGAAAAAACAGGGTGTGTGTCCACCACAAATCCGATGAATGCACCGATGAGAACCGATTTGAGAGACGCAAAAAATATCTTTCGCCCAGAAACCGACGGCAGAACGAAGCCGTCGGCAGAAGCGATGGCGTTGATGAGACCGCCTATCGCTCCTGCCAAAACACAAACCCACGAAAACTGCCACTGCGAAAGCATATCTATCATGTTTGTCTCCCTTCTGTTTCCTTAGTTTTATACAGAAGAACCAACCATCCCGATAACGTCTACCGCACCGAAGCTAAACGCCATCGTAATCGCGTTCATAATTCCCTGCGTCCTGAAGTCCCGTTCGGTTACAATGGTAGGCTTCTCTCTCCAGAAAAACTTCAGGGAACCCACACTCGGTGAAGCGAAGATGAACCAGTCGTTGGTGTCGGTCAAGTAAGGATTGACAACAACATCCAATGTGCCCTTAAACGGGTTAACGGTTCCAGCGTTTGGAGCGAAAGGCGACTGGTTGTTGTTGTTTGTCGTAGGATATGCCATGCTACCTACCAACACCTTCGCCTTTACTTCCAACTCAGGTGGAACCATCAGCACCGCAGGTTCTATCATAATCGGGTTGCCTCTCCAGTCTACCGCCCTGCGGAAGAGATTAAGCGCAGATGCCAACGACGTGTCGTCCAGCGCAGAAGCGATTTTGTTAGAGTAAGTCCCGCCTTCAATCGGGTGGTCTGTGGCAAACAGAGACTTTCCGTCTACCCACTGTGGATTTGTGGCGTAAAAGGCGGTGGTCAACAGTTCAATGGTGTTCTGCGCCGCCCGAACCGCCGTCCGCGTCAGTCGCCCAGACACTACCTGATACTGGTCGCCCCGCATTAGACGCTTGGAGATTGCCCATGCATAACCGTAATCCTTATGCACAAACAACACTTTGTATCCGTTGGTGGCACTCATGAACGGCAACTCTGCGCCGTCCGCGTCCCATTCAGGAAGCGCAGGAAGTCCTACAATGTGCTGGTATTCTTCATACTCTTTTTCCGAATTGTCGATTTCGTAAATCTGTCCATAGATGTTGGGCTTCTGAAACTCACGCATTAATATCTCAGTAAGCCCTACACGCAACAAGTTAAGCTGTCCACTTGTTATCATAATAACACCCCCTTAACTTTTACTCTTTCGCCCTTTAAGGGCTAACTGCTGGAAGCGACGCTTCCCGTATTTCTTTCTACCAATCCACGACGCCAACGCTTCGGGGTTTTTCACACCCCGTCGCTTCAGCTTTGCAGTAAGCTGTCTAAAACGTTCTCCTGTGCCCAAAGGCGGTTTTTGGTTTGCCATGCTAATAACCCTCCCACGAGAACACTAATGACGGGTGGAAGCTACAGGCTACTTGGTGTAACCACTCCTACGCTCCACCAACGTAAAAACGTTTTAATTTTGTTATACGGCACATACCAGCCCTTCTATCGTAATAATAGTTCCAAATGAAAGGGTCTCCCGTTGCGAATAGATAAGCCGTAACACGTTTTTCGCCCTGTATTGTATCACGATTAAGCAGAAAATACCAGTTCTTTCCTTCCACCAACCAGTATTCGTTTGGTGGTGATATTACGGCAGGAAGTATTACCCTTCCGTCTCTGATTATACATATTTTTCGCTCTGTCTTCAAGTTACCGTCGTCATCATATGGGCTGTCAACAAGAAAACCCGCAAACTTTCTACCAGTCGGGTTATACTCTAGAGAAAGCACAGCTCCCGTATAGTCTGGGTTTGTATACAACGGACGGATGTATCCATCTCGAACAGCAACAGGTTCGTATTGGGGGATTACCAGCCCAGCATCTAGGTCGTCTGGATGGACTGGTAATCCCCTTATTTCTTCATGTTCGTTCCAGTTTGCGGTTGCGAAAAACCAACCCGCTTCCATCGTCTTAACTACTAGGTGGTATCGCACCATCAACCAAGAAACCGCTGTCTAAAGAAACCACAAGCCAACCGTAATCTCTTGGGTACAATGGCATACTCTTCACAAGCGGTAAGGGTCTAATGACATCCCTTACGATAAAATATGGAACGTCCTGAACGCTCATATCAGACGCCACAGCAACGGTGTATGTAGCTCCGTCTATGTTCACATCCAAACCATAAATCCAAACCTTTTTCCCGATAAGGTTTATCGACGCTTCGCCGATATAGCCGTTGTCGGAAAGGTATCTGAATGCTACCAAGACGGGAACCTTACCGCCCAACTCGTGAACGGTAAGCTTACCGTAAACGCCACCGCCGTCTGCATCTTCTATCTTTTCAGGATAGCTTCCTATAATCCCAAAGGGCTTGTTGTTGTAGTTTCCATCTCCAGTAACAGCTTCAACAGGGTTCCATTCATAGTTGTCTGCCAATTTGATGGTATCCAACACTGGGTCGCCACCGCTCTTCACTCTCCACCGAACGAAACAACCCCTGTGTTTGTCTACACCAGTGGTCGGTGCGAAATCGTTAATGTGAACGGTTCTAGTAATCCCTTTCACTACACGGGGGGCTACATCTTCAATTGACGGAAATGGCATATTATCACCCCCTTACTAAGACAACTCAATCCACTTACCGCGAACGATACGCACAATCAGATTTTTGTCTCCAGTGATGCCTACAATATAACCATCAGCAGTACCAGTCGTTAACGACGCCCCTGCGTATAGATAATACGCGGTTCCGCCTACCGTAATCGAATAGTTTTGTCCATGAATTACAACTGGTTTTCCGATGTTGGACGGAACGGCAATTGAACGGTCTGGGTCTCCAGCACCGTTTTGACCAGTAGCAATAATAGGCGCAACGATAAGTTCCCTGTGTGGAACACATACCGCTACCGAAACACGCTTGGTCGGCGTCTGCCCAGCATAATCCATTCGGCTGGACAACACAGGGTCTGTCAACTCTTGGTTGCTACCTACCGTTACACCGAACAAAGTAGTAACGCTACCAAGCATGGCGGTTGGTCTGGAACCCGTTGCATAAATAGGCGTAACACCGCCGTTGGTGGTGTCTATTTTCACAAGAATACCTTGTCCCCAGAGACTTTCAGGAAGCGAACCAGTGAACGGTAGCTTTTTGACTTCCGAAAACTCTGCAGGACGCACAGGCGTAAAATACCCAGCCATGACATTTCACCCCCTATTACTTCGCTAAAGGATTTTCCGCAAAATAGAAGGTGCGTCGGTTCGGTTGGTGTTCCGCACCTTCTCTCTTCATCTCTTCTTCTGCTTCTTCTATCTTCTGATTGGCTAAACGCTTGTAATGACGCCGTTTGGCTTCAAGCTCTTTCTCCGAAACCTCTTTAGGACGCTTCATCAAAATCAAACCGCCATAAGCTACGGTTCCGTCTTCTCTTCGCTCACCACCCCACGTGGGGATTTCCCGTTCGTTGTTAACACGAACGAAATCAAACCCCCGCATTTTCAGTTGATTGATGTTGCTTCCATCATTCATGGAAGCCCAGTAATAACTCCAGTTGTCTTCGCTGTTCTTAGGATTGAGCGGACTTACTCCAACGTAATCAAACACCGTCCGTTCGTTTATCTCTATAGACGGCGTTTCGGTCGACGCCTCAACGGCTTCAGTGCTTTCTGGAGTGGTGTTCACATCCTGTTGAACGGTTGCTTCGGTGTTAGTTTCGCCGTTAGTCTTCCTCATTTCTCACTCCCCCTTTGGAAAACTCCTGAACCAGTCGCTTCTTTAAGCTATTGGGGTCAAGCTTCAGACGCTGAGCCAAGCCTTCTATCTCAGCCGAACTATAGGGCAACGGCACAAAGTTGCTTTCGCGTCGCCGTTCGCCGACCAGACTTTCCATGACTTCGGTCAAAACGGAACGCTTCTCTGCTTCTGCCTTCATGCCTTTCAAAGCCCACATGAGCATCTCAACGGTTTCTCGTTTGCGCAGTTCGGCAGGAAGTTTATCCACAATTTTGATAGCGTCGTCTTCTACCGTCTTCAGCGTCGGGTTTTCGCGAACGATGCTCTCTACAACACCAGTCTGCGGAATATTGGAAAGCGCATCGCGAATGCGACGGTCTACTTCCTTCAAAACGACGTTAAGCAAATCACTTACCGTCGCGTTTTCGTCAAGCTCCACCTCAGGCTTCGCTTCGCTTTTGACTTCAGGCTGTGGCGCAGGCTCTTCTACAATCTTTCTGGTGCGCTCTCTGTAGCGTTCTTCTTCGGCTTTGGCTTCTTCACCTGCCTTCGCTATCAGTTCGGCAAAGATGTCTTCATAGGTTTTGCCTTCCACGCCGTCGTCATTCTCCTGCGTCTCTTTCTCTTCAGCCCCGTCTTCTTTCTCTTCCCCACCGCCTAATCCGAGTAGGCTTTTAAACTTGTCCAGCATTACCCATTCCCCCTCTTAGTGTTTGGATTAAACTTTGTATGTCAATCGGGGTTTGGTTCTCTGCCACAGGCTTCTCCCCGATAATCAGCCTGTAGTCTACGTCAAAGGCAGTAAGTATCTGACGCAACAGATACCACTGTGCCTGCTTGTTTTCCACAAACAA